CCATTCTTCGACCTGAAGTGTCGTCTGGTTCTTCTGTCGCATCGTCATCAATACTTTCATGCGAATGTCAGGGTTTATTCTTCTGAACGATGTCAGCTGACTGTCCATGTTCGCAGCTGCTTCAATCTCGAAGCCGCCAATCTTGACAGGCACAACCACAAGGTCTGCTGCAATCATCACGTTTGTGACTGTCATGTCCATGATCAGACCACAATCAACAATGCAATAATCATATATAGTTCTGACTTCATTCATCGCTGCTGCAAATCGAAGAATCTGATCTTCTCCTTCTTCCTGAAGCAGCGTCATGTTTGTTCGCATCAAATATCCGTTCGCTGGTATGATGTCAATATTTCCATATGGTGTTGTTTGGATCAGGTCTGTTGTCGAATATGCGCCGCCTGCTGCCTGATGATTTTCAAGCAATTCTGACATTCCCTGTCCTTCAGGATCAAACCTGTCGTAAAGAAGTGATATGTTGCCCTGCTGATCCGCGTCACAGATCAGCACTTTCTTTCCTTTTTCTTCACCCATTATGTAGGCGATAGCTGCTGCGGTCATTGTCTTTCCGATGCCGCCTTTTTGATTCATTACTGCTATTATTTTCATTGATGTGCTTTCCTCCTGTTTATTATTTTCATGTGCCTTCTTAACCTTCTCGCGTGTTCGTCCGTCACAATGTATTTGTCACAATCTTGAAGTCGCCTGTCTGTTCCTTTTCCGTCATAATGCTTGCAATAGTCACATGTGAAGCAAGGTTCTTTCATTTCTCCTGTGCATGTGTCTGGCGTTTCCACATTGTTTGCGCAGTGGCTACACACGCAACCGCCGCAAGGAAAAGCATATTGTTTTCTGACTTCTTCTTTTTGCTCTGGCTCTTTCGGTATGATCCCAAGTTCCTGCAATGTGATTTGATGTGCTTTCCTATCGTCTTGCATTTCTTTCCTTCTTGCTGTTCTCCCAGCTGATCACTGCTTCCCTTGCCCTGTCGTATAGGTCTGTGTCGTTCGCTTCTTCAATCTTGATGATCTGTTGTCTGTCTGCTCCTTCGCCTTTGTATATTTTTATCCAGCCATCATCGTATATTGAAGTGTGGCTTGACATCCGCAGTCCGTACCTTCTTGCAATCGGTCTGTATATGTCATAAAACTGTCTGACTGCTACCGCATATCCGTTCATGTCCTACACCTTCAGCGGTTTCACTTCGCCGTCTTTCCATACGCTGTTGTTCTGGACTGACATCATTGCTTTGTTTTCTCCTTCAATGAACATTGCTTTGATTCCGTTTCCGTCAATCAAGTTGATGTATTCTTCAATGACCTTGATCGCTTCTTCTGCTGTGTAGCATGTTGCGACATAGTGTCCTGCTGCCGCCATATCGGTCAAGAACTCTTTCTGTGACGGCTGGTGTCTGCCCTTGTCATACTTCATTTCGATGTACAGTCCGCAATATATTCCTTTCGGGTACGGAAGGCATAAGTCGGACACACCTGACTTCACGCCCATCTGCTTCAGCTTTACTGCTTCGGCTCTGTTCCTGCTGCCGCCGTTCGGGATATGATGCAGCCATTTCAGTTCAGGATATTTCTGTATCTGCCAAGAAGCCCAGCTGATGACATTGATCTGTTCGGTATCTTCCGAACGCATCGCATACTTCATATTCATCGTGCTTCCTCCATCTTCTTCATGTCCTGCATGACATCGCCAGTGAATCCCAGCTGCTTCATTTTCTTGAATGCAATCAGGTCTTTTATGCCTGACATTTTTATGATCCAGTCCTGAAGAAGCAATCCTGACTTTTTATACATATCCCTGACTTCTTCCCTGTGTGCTGCCAGCACATCCGCTGTGCGTGTGATGATGATTTTTCTTTCAATGCTGTTCGGTGCGATTCCTTTTCGGTTCAGTTCTTCTTCAATCACTTTCACTGCGTAGATTTCTGCGTTCGTGACTGCATCTTCCAAGCACAATCTTTTTTTGTTGTCCACTTTTATTCCTCCTTCGTGTCCTGTCTTTCTTTCTCTGCTTTCAGCTGTGCTGCTCTTTCCATGATCGCTGTGTTGTAGCTGTATTTATACACACCATGATTCCACAAGTTTTCCTTTGCGCCTGCTGCTCCGTAGTTGTAGACCGCCAGAACGTAGTATGGACGCACATCTTCTGGAACTTCCTGCAAGCTGTCCTGAATCTCCTTCAGGTAATCAATGCCGACTGTCACATTCTGATATGGATTTGTCAGATCAGTGCAGTTCAGGCGTTGCATTCTTTCTTTGTGCCATTTCTGCGCTATCTGCATATATCCCCATGATGTGCCGCCATCGCCTGAAGCGTTCCAGTTGCATTCGCTTTCCTGTTCGATCAGTGCGAACACCATTTCATAGTCAACACCATAGTTCTGACAAACAATGTATGTATATATCTGTGCCATTACTGGAAACTTGCCGCCTGCTGCCTTGCATTCGTCTGATATTTCGTGATAGCAGAATCCTTCCATGTCTTCGCCACTCCAATCCTGTGACATTGTATTGAATGGATATTCTTCATCTGCATCCAAGTCACTTTCTGTCTGTTCTTCTGCTTCGCTTTCCTGTTCTGTTGCCGTCTTTCCTTTTGCGCTGATCATGTCGCCGATCGCAAATGCCAGCATTACCGCCACATATATTGTGATGAATGTGATCAGGATTGCTGCTGCCGTCTTCGGTTTGCGCTGAAGAAAGTTCTTTGCTGTCCTGATGAAGTTATGTACTGCATCGTGCAGCTGTCTTCTTCTTTGCCTTCTTCTTCGCTGTTTTCTGCTTAATCTTACTTGTTGCTTTGTCAATCTTTTCTCCTTTCTCTGGCTGTCTATACATTCTTGCGTATATGTAGAATCTGCCATTCATGTTGTTGTATCTGACTTCATACGATGTCAGCTTGTAGCCGTCTGCTGTATACCATTTCTTCAGCTTGTCTTCCAGATCGCATCTACCTGTGACGATTTCGTCAACATCCTTCTGCTTGAATTTATAGTGATTCTTTTTCACTTCAGGCTTTTTCAGTCCTTTGCTTGCTTTCCATGCCTTTTGATACTTTTCAACTGGTTTCGGTTCTTTGCCCTTCTTTTCAGGGTGCTTCTGTTTCGTGATGTAGTTCGCCATTCCTGACAGTCCATGTTCATCCTTCTGAAGCCTGCGCACTTGATTCCTGCGCCCCTTCTTCCACTTTTCTTCAACCGCTTCCAGCCCCATGTCGCCATCGCACACAAAATGATGATGCCAGCGTCCTTTGTCTGAACACTCTGTCACATACACATAACGCAGGTTTGCAAGTCCCTTCTTCCTTCGCTCATAGTTTAGTCGTCCTATGTACAGCGTCATATCGTGCTGCGCTTCCTTCATGCTGTTCGGCATGTTGTCGTCTGTATATGTCAGTGTTCCCCAGATGTCATTGTCCGTGAAGTTCGCATTGATCGTCCGTTCACATTCCTTCCTGCTGTTCTTCTCATTCAGATTTCTTTGCGCCTGTCTTTGCTTCTTCAGCTTTGCTTCGTCTGGTATCTGCTCTTTCTGTCCTCTTCTGAACTCTGGATATATTTCAACATCCATCTGCTCTGCTGCCTTTATCTCCTTAGTGGCATATATTGATCTGACCTTGCCTTCATTCAGCATCCTGCACATGTTGTCTTCTTCCAAGTCAGTCAACATCTTCTGGTATGCTGCTTCATAGTCATAATCTATATACACAGCCTTCTTCCTTCTCTTCATGTCCTTCTTTGCTCCTGTTATAGATATTTATATATTTCTTTGATTTGTTACTATCTATTACAAGGACGCGAAGCCTTTTGAAAGTCCCTGATTTATTGACTTTTTCGGAAGTCTGCTGTATAATTTTTTATAGATGTGCAGACCTTAAAAAGTCACAATCTGGATCGCCTTCGGAAGCCGCCAAGCTAGTCCGAAGGCTTTCTTTTTTGTCCTTCAAGATGCTTTCGCTGCCTTTGTCTTAATCTCCGACAGCTGCACCCTGATTCCATCATTCCTGTTCGACAGGATCATTGCTATTGCTTCAAATATTCTTCTTGCATCTGGTGTGTTCATGCGTTTTCCTCCTTGTATCTGTTTTCCCAGAATGGACAGTCCTCTGTTTCTCCGAATCTCTCCGCTTCTTCCTCTGTCATTTCATCTTCTTTGTCACAACCTCCGAACATTGTTGCTGTTGTGCTTCCGTATGGTACAGAATCCCAGCAAGCGTTCTTGCAGTCATAGCATGTCTTTGTCGGTCTGCTCATGCTCTTCTCCTTCCTTGCGTTCTTCTTTTTCAGCCTGCCTAGTGGCACAATCGGGCAGTTTCCCATGACCTTTGTGTCGCACGTTCTTTCAGGTGTTGGGATCACTTCGCCTGTCAGGAAGCACATGCCGTCTTCTTGCATTTCTAAATCAGTCAGCCAGAATGGACAGCTTGTGCATGTGTCGGGCATGTGTTCCGCAGCTATCACGAAGCCGTGTTCTTTAAATCCTACTATCATTTGCTTTCTCCTGCGCCGTTTCATTCAATATGATTTTCCTGAAGATACTTTCAAATATCGGAACTGCGATGCTGTTTCCTGCCTGCTTGTATAATGCTGTGTAGTATCGCCCAGCCCTTTTATGTACTGCTTTCGCTCTCTCGAAGTCTTCGTCTGTGTACCCTTGCAGCCGCCAGCATTCCAGTTCGGTCAAATATCTGAATCGACCGCCACCACAATCAATGACCTGTGCTGGTGTCCTGTCCTGCCTTGTCGTGATCGTGAATGCATAGTCTTTTATAACTGTCGCCCTTTTGATTCCTGTCTGTCCGATCACGTTTCTGACAGAAGGCTGTGTCACATCGTACACTTCAGGCACGCTGTCGTTGTCTTCAAGAAAGTCCCTGATGTCCTGCATCGGTGTTCTGATCAGGTCATCGAAGTTGAACTTTTCGCCTTTCAGACAGCTTATTGTGAAAACTCTTTCCCTTGCCTGCGGAAGTCCAAATTCTCGCGCATCCAGCACTTCATAATTGTTTGTATATCCCATCTGTTCAAGTTCTTTCTGATACCTGACAAAGTTCGCGATCATGTGCTTGCTTTTCACATTCTTCACGTTTTCCCAGATGATATATTGTGGTTTCCATTGTCCCATCTGTTCAATAATGTGAATTGTTTCCCACATCAAAGATGATCTTGTTTCGCTGCCTTCATCTGCTCCGCGCTGATGTCCAGCGATGCTGAAGTCCTGACAAGGGCTTCCGTGAATCAGAATGTCCGGCTTTAAGTTCCAGCCGACAACCGACTGTGTTTTATATGGCAATTCTTCAGAAAACATATTGTTGTATGATCTGACTGCTTTTTCATCTATTTCAACATAATCAATCGCCTTTGTCGGTATTCCCAGATTGCGCAAGGCACATCGTGGGCTTCCTATTCCTCCAAACAGTTCCAGTATTTGCACTGGTTTTTCTTCTGTTACTATCATCTTTTACCCCTCAATTCTCTGCGTCATGCTCTTGTCTTTCATTGCTGACATAGCCATCTGCATCCGCATCGCATCTTCGTCAGACATTTCAACATCGTCTTGTGGTCTTATTATCATTTCTTCTTTGGTTGGGAAAATCTTGTGTTTCTGTACGAAGCACTTGAAGAAGAAGTCGTGTTCTTCTTTCCATGTTTCACAGTAAAATTCATATTCAATCCCGATCTGAATTGCCTGTGCTTTTGTACACTGTACGCCCTGAATGGTTTTCTTTCCTTTTCCTGATCTGTAGTGATACATCTGATTCAATCCGTCTTTTCCCATTACTTTGTATATTGTCTGTTTCAGCAAGCGCAATTCAAAGTCGTTGTGATATTTCCATTCATGGTCTTCCAGCTTGTCATCTGACAGATCGCTTTCTTCAATGTCGTATTTTTTCATAAGCTGCTGCAATTTCTTCTGTGCGCCTTCTTTTTCGCCGCCCACTCCACGTTCCGCAAGTCTTTGCAGCTTCTTTATCAGTTCAATTTTCTTTTCATCAATCATCGTTCATTCTCCTTCACATACTGCTTTCGCAAAGTCCAAAATAATTTTTTCAACATTCCCCCTTCTGGTCTTGATTTTTCATTGTGTCGTTTGTTTTCACATTAAAAACATCCCTAAAACCTGTTGACCATCTGTGCATAGTTCTGGCAGTACACACACGCCGCTATTTTTTCACAATGTTCTGATGCTGGCTGTTAGCTTGCCATCGTCAGGATGAATGAAGCCATCATTCATCGACAGCGCGTGTCGCGCTGTTTCGGCTTTACAGTCAATCTTCCTTCGTTGAATATCTTGACATTTTCACAATCTTTGCTGTCGGTATGTCGTCCGTGTACATATATGCTTTGCATCCGAAGAACTCTTCATTGTGATCGTGTGCTTCAAACACTTTTCTGTCTTCCAGTTCGACTTCAAAGATCGTTCCTGTTTCATGTCCGCGGATCGCAACAAATCGCGCTGCTTCAAGTGGCTGTTTGCAGATATACACACCGCCGTCCATTCCTTTTCGGATCACTCCGTCCTGCATGATCTTTTCTGCGTTTTCATGTGTTGTTGCGTGAAAATATCTTGATCGGCTTCCTTTTTCCCATAAGTCGTATTTTTCCATGATCTTCATATACTGCAAATCAATCTTTGACTGATCCTGCGCGCACTCGATCATGTGCTTTCTTTCCGCTTCGTCTGTAACCTTTGCAAGTTCTTCTTCTGTGAATAAATTCTGCTTTTCCATACTGCTGCACCGCCCTTCTTAATATCTGCTTGATGCATACCAGAACACACTTCGCATCGTACTTTTCAGGTCAAGTGTGTCTTCCAGTTCATATGTGATGTTGCTGTTCCATTCATCATATACGCTGAATACTTCATTAGCTTCGTCATATTCAATCCTGAAGCCTTCCTGTCCACTACCTTCCAGAAGTTCCCACCACAGCAACAAGCTATGCTGTTTTATTTTTCTTGCTTCCCACTGCCAGTCCTTGTCTTCCTTGCTGATCTCTCTGGCTACTTCTTCAATAAACTGAATATTGTCTGTCTTTGTAAAATCAATCTTTCCTTTTGTGTTCATGTTGTACTTTCCTTTCATTTACTCCCCGACATTTCTGTCGGGGACATCCTATGCCCTTTTAGGCTGTTTTCACTGGTCTGTTTTCTCCTGCCGCCCACATCATCATCCCTTTGATGACCATTCTGTCGCTGTCAGACATCTGCTTCAGCAGCATAGTAAATTCGCTGACATCTTCAGTCTGGCTGTTCAGGTTTTTCTTTTCGTTTGTAACTGCTGCCATGTTGTTTCCTCCCTTCGTATGGTATTTATGCATTGACAAGTTCATAATCTTCAAGCAATGCTTTCAGATTTCTTGCTTTCCATCTATGAAGACATCTGTCGCCCAGAAGGTTCTTCACTCCTGCATTCTTCCAGAACATGTACTGCCTGACTGTATTGTGATAATGTCCGTCATTTCTCACTTCAATGAACTTGTTTTCATTTCTCTTGTTTCTGTAAATCTTTGTTGTTGTCATCTTGTCTTCTCCCTTCTGGTTTTTAATGTAAGAAACAGAAGTGCTGTGTCATCTCGCGCGATTGATTCTTCCGCTTAACATCTTCTTGTTTTAGGGGTAAAGTGTTGATCGGCTCAACCTGTTCATTTTCTTCCAGTAGTATGAACACTTTGCTTTCTTGCCCTGATGTTCCTGCTTTCTTCAACTACTTTGACGGATCATGTTTATTCTGCACACGCTCTGTCTGTTATCCTACAGCCTGACCGCCATGTCACTTGCGTGCCGCCCTCTCGCTTCATCCGTTCTTTCCTGCTTGCTTTTGTATCTTACAGACACATAATAGCATCTTAAAGACACTCTGTCAACTATTATTTGTGTCTTTATTCAACTTTTTTATTGACCTTTGCTTTCTGACGTGCTATTCTACAATCAGAAAAGCAAATATACAGAAAGGTGGAATAAATATGACACAAGGCGAACGTGTTAATCAGATTCGTAAAACACTAGACTTGACACTTGAAAAATTCGGGGAAAAGTTAGGTGTTCAAAAATCTTCTATTTCTAAAATAGAAAAGGATCGTGTTGCATTAAGCGATCAGATGGCGAAGTCAATCTGTCGCGAATACAATGTGAATTATGATTATTTGATGTATGGCGAAGGGGAAATGTTTGACGATCTGCCGCAGACAATCGTTGATGAATTGTGCGCGCAGTATGATTTGAACGATTTTGACAAGGCACTTGTTGAAATGTATGTGTCTTTACCAGCTGGAAGCCGTGAACGAATCAAAGAATATATGAAGCAGCTAGTCAAGAAGGTTGGTTGGGATAAAACTGAATAAAGGAAGTGATCTATTGAACATTATTTGTCTTGATACAGAAACAACAGGACTGAATCACTATGACGATGAAATTCTTCAGCTTTCTATTATTGACGGCTCTGGTGCAATCCTTTTCAGTGAATATGTGAAGCCTGTTCATCACGAATGCTGGACTGATGCTGAAAAAGTAAACCACATAAGCCCTTCAATGGTAAAAGACTGTAAGCCGCTTTTATATTATGCACATACTATTCAACGCATTTTAGAAAATGCAGACATGATTGTCGGTTATAACATTCACGGCTTCGATTTGCCTTTTATATTTAATTCTGGTATTGAATATCATGCAAAAGAAAATTCTATTGTCGTTGATGTAATGCTTGCATTTGCTGAAATTTATGGACAAAAGCGTTACAACGAATATAAATGGCAAAAGCTGAAGACATGTGCAGAATTTTATTCATATAGCGAAGACAGCTGGCACAATGCGCTTGACGATGCAAAAGCAACACTATTCTGCTTTTATAAAATCTTCGGCGATGTTCCTGAAGTTCCTGTGTATGCGACTGGCGTTTATCGTTCGGTTGATAATATTATTAAGCATGAAGATCAAAAGCCTGTTGAAGTTGTTCCAATTCCTAAAAGCGGAAATATTCTGATCGGCTTCGGTATTTTTATGCTGTTAGGTTTCTTCGTTGCTTTCAATCCTGTGTGTGTTGTGATTGCTGCGCCGCTTTTATATTTTGGTTTCAAGCGTCATAAAGCATATAAAGAATTTAAGCAAAACAAAAGGAAGCAGTGACCTGACCAGTCCTACTTCCTTTTGCTTTATCCGTGTATGTATACATACTTTATGTATTTATATATGCGCTTCAGCTGTGCATCCGACAACTTATTCAGAAGCGTGTTGATTCTCTTTCGGATCATCTGCTTCCCTCCCTTCTCTTGTCGGGATTGTATCATGGAAATTATTGGAATGAAAGACCGCTTCCAGTTATTTCCATATATCAGGAAATAAGCGTCAGAAGCATTGTCGGCGCACAGTTTATCATTTATATTCAGAATCAAACAGATCAGTGATCTTGACATCAAGTGCAGCTGCTATCGCTTCAAGCTGGCGCAGTGTTGGCGATGTGATGCCGTTTTCAATCGTGTTCAGCGTTGACTTGCTGATTCCTGTCAAGGCTTCCAACTGCTTCAAGGTCAAGTGTCTGTCTGTTCGTGCCTGCCACGTCAGGATTTCCATTGCGTCATCCTCCTAGTTTAGATTATGTACACGCTTCAGGCACTCTATACAAATAAAAAAGGAAGCCGTGACCAGCGACTTCCCTTGCGAAACATTGAAACAAAATATATCGCGGAAGACCGCCCACGATGATATTATGTCCTTTTACATTCTATCATATCAAGCCTTCTTTCGCTACCAGAAAGAAGGTTTTTATATGTCTTTTTTTACTCCAAACCCACAACTTTTCGGGCTTCGTGTAGTTAAATATATCAGATGCAGCCACGATGATCAGGTGCTTCACGGCGATACGCTTGAAGCACAAGATCTGATTCTTGAAGATTTCATCAAAGTGAATCGGATGATACTTGTTGACACATTCATTGACGAAGCCTTGACAGCAAGAAAGAAGTTCAACAAGCGAAAAGAGTTTGTCAGGCTTCTGGATGGTGTGAAGGCTCATACTTTCGACCTGATCATATTTACCAAACTTGACCGATGGTTCAGGAATATCGGCGATTATCATAAAATTCAGGAAATACTTGAAGCTAATGGCGTACAATGGAAGGCTGTCACAGAAAACTATGATACCACAACAACGAACGGAAGACTGCACATCAACATCCGTCTGTCTGTTGCACAGGATGAATGCGATCGTGATTCTGACCGAATCAAAGATGTGTTCGCTTATAAGCTGAAGAATAAAACCTATGTGTCAGGCAGCCTTCCACGCGGTCTGAAGCTGGATGCAGAAAAGCATGTCATCATTGATCCTGAATGGAACTGCTTTGCACTTGATATGTTTGACCGCTTCGAAGCTACATGCAGTAAACGCGACACACAGCTTTTTCTTCAGGACAAATACAACATTCGTGTCTGCTATGATACAGTTGCACGATACCTGAAGAATCCGCTTTTCAAAGGTCAGTATCGTGATGATCCTGACTTCTGTCCTGCGACAATCAGTCCTGAACGCTTTGAGCGCATCCAGAAACTTGCGATCAGGAATGTTCGGATCAGGCACACGCAACAATTCTATATTTTTTCAGGTCTTCTGATCTGTTCGTCCTGCAATCACATTATGACTGGCACTGTTACATATAGGAAAATGGCAGACGGCACAGAAAAAGCATATAAAAGCTATCGTTGCAACTTCAGGGCGCAATCGAAGCTGTGTGATCGTGGGCGGTCTTATCGTGAAGAATATGTTGAAGAATACATGCTGAACCATATCAGACCAGCTTTGTCCGACTATGTTGCGAAGTATGAAGTGACTGCTGCCAGCGCAGTGCGGAAGAATCCTGTTGAAGAAATATCGAAGATCGAACGCAAGATCAAGAAGCTGTATGATTTGTTTATGGATGACTTAATTGATAAAAACGCATATAGAAGTGAATACGATAAATTCAAAAAGCAGATCGAAGAACTTCAGAAGTGTCCTGCTGCCCCTGTCCGCAATCTCGACAGCGTCCGCAAGCTGCTGAACGAAAACTGGGAAGCTGTATACGGCACATTCAGCAATCAGGAAAAGAACGTCTTCTGGAAGTCTTTTGTTGAATCGGTGCTGGTATACGAAGATGGAAGCATGGACATTCATTTTTTATGATCATCTTCGTACTAACTACGCACCGCCTGTAGGCTCATCAGCCAGCAAAATCTTCGGATTGTTCACCATAGCACGGGCAATGGCTACACGCTGTTTCTGACCGCCGGACAGCTGCGTTGGTTTGAACTCCACACGATCTGCCAGCCCCACACGATCCAACGCAGCAGCCGCACGTTTTTCCCGATCCGGCTTCTTTACTCCTGCATAAATCAGAGGCAATGCTACATTTT